TTCTTATGTTCTGCGTCATGCGGCAGCCAATGATCCCTATATGTATATCCCTTGTTTTGAAGGATATTTACATAATGATCTATGGTTTTCTGATTGTCTTGATAGAAGTCAATAACTCGTACCTCACCGCCAGGCACAGTCTGTACGAACCAAATACTTGTATTGTCTGCCCAGCCTAAGTCCCAGAATGTAGATACAGGGATAGACTTATCAACTTGTATATCTCTGATCCGATCTTCCTCTTGCGCCTTGCGTAGCTCATTAGCGTACACAGCGCCATCTAGCACCTGTCTAGTGTTGCCTTCCCATACATTAAGATATGAGTCCATATCTCGTTCTTTCAAGTCCTCTTTCTCATCTTGCAAGACTTTAGGAAACCAAGGGTTGTCAGACCAGTTAACCTTTACTACTTTTGCCGACTTAGGCGGCATTACTACGAACCGTTTATAGGTTTCGTCTGTATCTAACTCAGGATTAAAGGTAATCCATATCTCTGAGTTTTCTTTACGAATCGTAGGAATCAGCGTATCCCAGCTAGACTTGCTAGTAGTCTGTGCTTCCTCTACCCAGCAGATGTCTACACCCTCAAACGACTTGATCTTGGTAATGTTGTGCTTTAAGCCTGCAAACAGGAACTCTGTGCCATTCTTACCAAAGATGCTGGTGTTCTGTACCGTGTAGAAGTCCTCTAAGCCTAGCGACTTGATCTGATCTGCAAGCAGAGCGTGTACCGAGTCACTAATGGAGTTCTGGAACTCACGAGCGCATAAGACTCTAATCTTCTTTCTACGGCCTATAGCAAGCAATACCCTAGCTACTGTCCAAGACTTAGATGAGCCACGACCACCGTAAACGACTTTAAAACGGTAGTCCTCCAGCAAGCACTCTAGCTTCTCTGGAATCTCAAGACTTAACTTTTCTTCTTCTGCGATCACTCTGGGCGCTTGATAATGAACTCAATCTGCTTTAGTTCGATAGCCTCGCCATCTACACCGCTAATCTCTGTAGCCTGCACAGCCTTACCGTCTACCCTGTCGATTACTTCCTTGATGGCCCAAGGCTCACCCTGCTCGGCAGCATCTACTAGCTTTTGTGCGATAGTGCGTAATTTACGGCTATCCTCTTGAACCAATGCTACTCGTAGCTGGTTGTAGAACAGCTTGCCCTTCTTGCCGTTCTGATTGCCTATAGGCGCTCCACCCTTATTAGTTGGAGCAACTTCTACATTATTGTTTTCTTTAGCGTTTTCCATGCCATTCCCTTTGGGTTGATGGTTGATGATGTAGCTATTCTACAACAGTTTCTTTATTCCGTAGAAGTAAAGATCCTTTGTAACATCCCCTACTCCAAACTCATACACAGAAAACATACTGTCTAAGTCAAAGTTCTCTACAAAGTCTTGCTCTGTTAAGTTCTTGTAGTAGTCACCGCAAAATGGTGCGTCTGCTGGGCTAGTGCGTTTAGTGCCATGTTCTGCTCTGCCGGTAGTGGCGCAGGACATAACGATTAGGCCGTCAGGCTTTACCATTCTGTGCATATTGGCGAATGTAGCTACCCAGTCAGGGTTATGCTCAAAGCACTCACAAGAGATTACCGTATCGAATGTATTGTCTGGAGAATCGTAGTCCTGCCCTTGGCAGACAACATCTACGCCCCTGCCTTGACCTAGATCAATTCCAATGTACTCGCAGCCTGTAAAGAACTGCCTTACGCTACCGTTAATGTCTAAGCTGCCAACTTCCAATACCTTACAATTTGCAAAGTTATTGGGATAAAAGTGGGCTACACCTCTTACAAAATCAAACTGTTGTTGATGGGCCATTTACCATTTAACCTTGTTGGCCCAGAACGCTGCGCTCATCTTGCCTTTAGCTATGTTCTTAGCGTGTCTTGCTTTGAAACTCTTGCGTCTAGCTTTGTTAGCCATTGATTCGCCTTCTTTGGCTGGGCTACCGCTTACGCCCTGCTGACCGAATCGGATTGTCTTTACTTTATCGCCTTCTTTAGCCACCACTACATGGCTTTTAGTGGGATGGTTTGGTGTGCGTTTGGGCTTGTTAAATCCGTCTACGCCCATGCGCTCTAGGATTCCAGCAGCCTCACGGACTTTCATTTTTTATAACGGGCAGACTTTGCGGCTTCGCTAATAGCAATGGCCATAGCTTGCTTTGGTTTGGTTACTTTGCTACCAGAGCTAGACTTTAGTTTGCCTTCTTTGTACTCGCCCATTACTTTGCCGATCTTGGCTTGTTTTTTGCTCATCATCATTTTTTGGCTTTCATTGGTTTGGCTGTCTTGGCGGCTGCCTTAAATGCGGCTGCGGTTGGTGCGCCTTTAGTGCCTGGCTTACGCATCTTTTCGCCCGATCCTTCGGCAATGCGTTTTTTCTTGGCTGCAATGTTTCCGTAAAGACTATTCTTCATCTTCCATCTCCATTTCTTCTTCGCCTACTGCTTCCCATGCCATGCAACCGTTTTCTGAGTCGCATACAAAATCAAAGATGTCGCAATGGCCTTTACCTTTAGGTACGCCACAATCAGCCATATCAGTATTGAAATACTCACAAGCCTTACATTTTCCTTCGCCATCTTTCTTAGACCCATAATCAGCCGTTAAAACAGCCTTTTTCATATTGCCTTTGTTGATGTCGGCATCCATTGTAGATAATGGGCAGGAGCTTTTGTCCTCGGCTAGTAAGCCGCCATCTTCCTTTTTGCCCATCTTGGGCTTATCGCCAAGCAGACCAATCATAATGGTAGTTTTTTCTGGATTCATAGCAATCTCACAAATTTTGGGCAAAGGTTTCCTAGCACAATTTTACCCTATTTTTGATTGTCAAGGAAATTATTTAAACCACACATCGTATAGCTCCGGCATAAATATTTTAATCCATGCTTGTGCTTCTAGGTCATTCTTTTGGTGATCCATTCCAATGGTCTGGCTGCCCACATGGTGAACATACGAACGACTAACATAGTTTACAAATCCATTTGCTCTCATCTCTAGACATTGAATATCGTCTGAGTACCAGTTAATTGGCTTGTAATCTATCCATGCCTCTCGGCTTACCCAACCAAACAAAGGAGAAAGCACATCGTACTTAATAACAGCATCTTCCTCTATGTAGCGCACCCCATTACGCTTTGAGCCTTCTCTAATGTTTTGTAGCCCACGCACATAATCCGATCTGCTGCACACCCAGCCTAGTTTGTGGTTTTTTAACAACACTACATCTTCCATCAATTTAGAGTAGCTACTAGGGGTTAATACTATGTCATCGTTGGCAACAATAATCTCAGGGAACATAGCAAACGCATACCGCACCGCATCATTGTATGAGTCACCATAGTTTGTGCCGTTATTAGGCAGATTGATGGTTTGGTGTCTAGGAAGCTCTAGATCGCTCCCAGAGATGATTACGGTTACATCTAGTGGCACATACTGGTCAATAGACGCAAACAGCACAGGAAGGCATTTAGCCGTCTTGGTGGCTATTACTATGGCAGGCTTGGCAGACGAATCGTTGGTATATCCCATTGCCATATATCTCCATCATTCCATTTTCAGTCGATTTGCTGATCTTGCACCGTGAGCAGGTTCGTATAGTGATTTGACCTTGCTTTTTTATCCAGCTCGTGCTGGAGTCGTTTTTTTGCATTTTGTAAATCTGCTTCTATTCTGTGTACTGTCGTTCTTGCTGCATTAGCAAGCTGGTTAATGGATGCGTAAGGATGGCTTACATATCTCAGTTTAAGAGCTTGCCGCAGATTTAATGGTAAACCCTTAATCGCCTGCTCGATTAAATCACCGTCTACGCTATCCGGCTCATAATGCGGCTCTGCTTCTGCATAAAGATTACCTAGCTCTGGAATGTAATTCTTTTCAAACGAGCGACAGGTTGTTTCTACTTGTGGGCCAATTACCCCATAAGATACATACCAAGCCCAGTTCTGTAATCTAGATTCCATATATCAGTAGTAAAATCCTTATATGTAGAATATTATACAACTAGATTTATTGTATTATATTCAATATCTTAAAGCAAAGGTATATATGGCTAATTATCACTTAACAGATGATGAGTGGATTGCTTCTTGGAGAACGATTGGCAGCCCTACCAAGTTTGCTAAAAAACACGGTATTGCAATACGCAATGTTATGGCTAGGCGTAGAGCATTAGAAAATAAGCATGGAATTATTCTTGATACTTTTGCAAGCGAAAACCCAGCCTACTTTAAGAAGGTAGATCAAACGCCTGGGCATACTCGCAGGGGCATGGATATAGAAAAAGGCAGGGTCATTGTATTTAGCGATGCTCACTTCTGGCCTGACGAAACAACTACCGCATTTAAAGCCTTACTTGAAATGATTAAGGAGCATAAACCTACAGCTATTGTCTGTAATGGCGATGCGCTAGATGGCGCTAATATCAGCCGCTTTCCTAGAGCAGACTGGTCTAAGCTGCCTACGGTTAAAGAGGAACTAGAGGCTTGCCAACATTTTCTAGGGGAGATTGAAAAAGTAGCAAAAGGGGCTAAGATGTTTTGGCCTCTTGGTAATCACGATCAACGCTTAGAGATGTCAATAGTCGCTAACTTGCCTGCTTTTGAAGGTGTGCGTGGGACTACGCTAAAAGAGTATTTTCCATTGTGGCAGCCTTGCTGGTCTTTTTGGATTAACGAGGATACTTGCATCAAGCATCGCTGGAAAGGCGGCTGGACTGGCGGTAGGAATAACGCCATGAACTCAGGCGTTAATATGATTACAGGTCATACCCATGTGCTTTCAGCCATCCCAGTAGCAGACTATAACGGTACTCGATGGGGCGTTCAGACTGGGACATTGGCTGATCCGCACTCCCAGCAGTTTGCTTACACAGAAGATACTCCTAAAGACTGGGGGCAGGGCTTTGTAATGTTAAGTTTTGAACATAAGAAAATGTTGCAGCCTGAGATCGTGCGAGTTGCCGGAGAAGATTTAGTAGATTTTCGTGGCGCATTGCACAAAGTTTAGCGCATGAAGGCATGAAGGCATGAAACTGACCCCAGCCGTACTTAGGAACTTATACGCTTCTTTAGCGTGTTGCTATCCGTACAGTCGTTGGAAGATGCCGCTACCAGAAGAAGTGGATTTTGTAGTTACTGCCGATCCTGAGATTATGGGAACATATCTTTTAGATGCAGGCGAGGATGACTATGAACATACCGTTACCGTATCATCAGCTAGGTGCGGTCATTACTACACCGTAATAACTACGCTATGCCATGAGATGATTCACATGAGCTTTCATCGGCAAAAGGGCGATAGATGGCTACATCATGGAAAAGCATTTAGAGATCGCTGCAAACTTGTAGCTACAGAACTCGGTCTAGATCCCTTGGAACTTTAAGCCGACTCTCCCAGTCTTTTGCTGACCGACTCCAAGAGTTCCGTGAAGGTAATTCCCCATTTAGTTTCAAAACCTTTTGCACCCAATCCGTGAACACCATCGTTTCCCCTATGGTGTTCTGGGCATAACGGCAGGACAGGGGATGTAGACCGTTTAGCTCCGTAACGACGCACATGATGGAGTTCTGCCTCAGAGCCTTCAATCCCAAGGACTTCGGAACAGAGAATACATCCGAGTCTGGCAATCTTGCTAAGTGCGATCTTTTCATTTTTTGTCATTTCATCCCAAGCCAAATTGATAAGCCAAAGCAAATCATAATATAAACGCCCATGTAGTATGGCAGATCGCTCATTGAGTAGCCCTATCAATAGTACGATTGGTTGCTTCCTGGCTGCGCCATATTTCGATCCTAGCCTGTGCCGCTATTAGCTGCCACTTTAGTTTTTCCTCTATTTCTACGGCTTCTTTAAGCCCTTTTAGCAAAGTAATGTAATCGTCTGTGGCGTAGGCTTCCATCTCTTTAGCAGCAATGCTAGAGGCGCTGGACTCCAGCATGAGCTTACTTTTAGCAGATCGCAGATAGTTCTCTATATAAGTTCTATTTGCTTTTGCTTCGGCAAAGACTCCTGATTGCTTGATGATGAACTCGACTGCTTTGTTCGGGCTAGTGTCCATTGCCTTGTCATTTCCTCTGTTAGTTTTTGATACCCAGCCTCTCCACGCTTTTCGTAGATTAAGGCTAGTTGTTTTCGTCTTTTTGCTAAGGGCCAAGAAAGCAGGTCTTTAGCCTCGCAGATGTTTCTCCATTCCTCGCTGCTCGTATCCATCTATTCTTTGTCCTATCCAACGCATTACTGGTACTGCCATAGAGTTGCCTAATGCTTTGTATCTGTTGCCGTCTGCTGCTTTAGGAATATTAGTATAGTTATCAGGAAAACCTTGTAGTCTTTCGCACTCTACAGGAGTAAGTCTGCGGACTGCCATATCAAATCTAAACTTATGCGCTTGGGAGCAGTTTAGAGCAGGCGTAATACCTTCTGTGGAGTAAACCCTGTCCTGACAATATTGATGTGCATAATACTCAGGTATTGGTTGCTGTGAAAACGCAACCGCAGGCGTTTTACTTTTATCTAAAGTAGGCGTAATGGTATCTATAGACATACTTTGACTTGCACTATTTTGCCAACCAAAAGCAACTGCATGAACATCTGTTTTTGTAAGGGTATACATAGTATTGCTTTCAGATACGCCAATGCCTTGTGGGCCGCCTGCATCTCTGCCAATAAGATTGCCCTGCATTGCATAAGCAACATAGGTTTCATGCTCAGTAACGGCATTGCCAGGTCTACTAACTCCAGCCATTGATGACAACAAAGTAGGAAATGTACTCACACAATGAGTTACTACTGCGTTTCCTTCTCCTCTTGCTGGATTGAAGCTACTGTAGCTTGAAGGGCTTTTTGTAAGGCAATTGGCAATATCTTTCCTCTCGCCTCTGCCCTTCTTAATATCCCCTCGCAGGCTTTCGGACTCAAATAATACTTCTGCGGCAGGTTTCCAATCTCCAAGATGTCCGACAACAAACACCCTTCTGCGTCTTTGTGCGACTCCGAAGTTTTGAGCGTCAAGCACCCTATAGGCCCACCCATACCCGAGTTCAGCCAACGCACCGAGGAAGCTGCCAAAATCTCGCCCCCCCCCCAGAACTGAGTACACCTGGCACATTTTCCCATATGCACCACTTGGGTCTAAATCTGTCAAGAATTCCAACATAGGTAAGAGCAAGGTTGCCTCTTGGATCTTCAAGTCCTTTGCGTAAGCCTGCAACGCTGAATGATTGGCAGGGAGTTCCTCCGACCAAAAGTCCGATTGGGTCATTTATGTTCCATTCCTTATATTTTGTCATGTCACCAAAATTAGTAACATTAGGGTAGTGATGTGCAAGCACTTGGCTAGGAAACTTCTCTATTTCAGAAAAGCCAGCAGGTTTCCATCCTAAATCGTGCCAGGCTACAGTTGCCGCTTCTATGCCGGAGCATACCGATAAATAGTTCAAGCCTGCTCCTCTAGTTGTTTAATCTTATTACTGATCCTAGCTCTCCATTGCTGCCATCCTTCTCCGGCATACGCCTGCACTCCTATCTCTTGTGCTTTTTTTATCGTTAATTCTTCCGAGCTATACCAAGGTAGCTCTGGGCGCTTGTTTACTTTTGGCGGCTCAATAACAATCTCATCCTCAAACCGATACTGGTTAAGCCAAGTGGCTAAATGCGGTATGTACGCAAGTTGCGTATCTTGCGTTTTCCAATAAGTAATATGGTTTGGCATTACGGCTACTGCCAATGCCTGCTCTGCTTGCGTAAGGCGCTCAAAACTCTTTTGCGCTACACGCTTTGCTACCTTTCTAGGATACATCCCCCACAACTCATCAAAACTCATATAAGCCCCCACTTAGATAATTGAGTAGTTACAAATAATACAATGCCTGCAAAGTAAAAAGCAACCGCTACGATCTCTACAGTAAATAATGCCATATCGTCTTGAGCGTATCCAGCAATGGCCCAAAATGTTGATCCGAGGAAACCTATTACGATGTTTGCTGGGTAAATGTTAATTGCGGTCAACAATATGCCAAACAAACAAAGTAGAGTACCAGACCACTTTAGGGTTTTCATTTTTTCTTGGCTTTCTTTAGGTCTGCCCTATGTAGCTCCATAACCGCATCGGCTTGCTTGGCAACCTTGTCCTCAATCTGCTCAATCATATCCTTGATGGCCCACAATGCACCGCTATACGGATCTTGCACATCCTCTGCAACAAGTTCAATCATATCTCGCACATTGGCTAACTTGTACGATAGTTCCTCTATCTCGTTTGCTGCAATCCATAAACTCATCAATGACTCCCATAGTTTGTGTAAACAGTAAGGCTATCTATCCGCATTTGCATCTCACGAATCTTTAGTTCTTGCGCTCTAAGCATCTCGGCGGCTTCTACTAATGCGTAGATGGCGTTGCTAAACTGCAATGCACTTTCCAGCTCGTCTGCTAGTTCCATAGCTGTTTTGCCGATCTCTACTTCTCCGGCAAACGGAATAAACTCTGTTGGCATTACGCACCCCCTATTGCTTTAGTGTTTTTAGTTGCCAAAATTACTTCCTCCAGCCCATCTTCGGGCCTAATTTCTAAAAGTTTAAGATGGTCAGAAGTTAGGCAAGTACCGTTCTCTCGATACAGAGTGCCTGTAATTCCATCCATCATGTATTTTTTCTTAAAATGGTCTGTAGCGATCCAAACTGGAGTAACGACAATCTCGCCCTCGTTGGTAACGCCACGCAATAGGATTCGATCAATTAGCCATTCTTTTTTTAGACGCTTGATCTGCCAGGTTGGAAAACACGCAGTAGCATCAGCGCACATACCAGTAATAGATTTTCTTATAGCTTTCATAAACTACATACTAATCTACAAATCTACATTGGCGCAAGTGTTTTTTGATGTGTACAAAAAGTCGGGTTTTCTATACATATCCCGACAATGTGTATAGACAATGTATATACGACCCCATGCGCTTTAGCCAACCACTCAAAGTCAGATAGAGTATTCGCCAAGGCTGGGGTCACATTTATTGTAGCCACAATGTAGCCCAGCTTTAATATAAATTGTCTTATTAAAATATACAAATATCGGACAACGATGTCCTATTTTTGCATGGTTTTTTATTGAAAATTCATGCACTTAACGAGCTTTTTTACACAATAACAAAGTCAATGTTAAATAGATAACAAAGTAAAAAAAAGTTTTCTGATCGGGTTATTTGTAAAAAAAAGTAGCGTAAATTACACAAAAGTTACTGATCGGGACATTTTGTAAGAAAAAGTAATGCAGTTGCATTGTTGGTCAATAAATCTGCGTATTCGAGCGTTTTTGACCTGATATTGTCAATAATTCTGTTTAACAGGGAAAATTGTGTCGTTAAACAAGCCTTAACCCATTTGTGTATCTCATTAGATACAAAACCGACTGGTTATGTCCACTTTGCGTTATAAATTGCCATAGCCTCTGCATAGCCATTTATTTTTGACATATCCATTGGCGTTTGCGTAAAGTGGGTAATCATACGGTAGCCGTCTTTTATGCAAAAGTTACTCAGGCCTTTAGCTGCCATTTGTTTGCAAATATCTTGGTCGTACAAATGAAAGCCTGGTATAGATTCGTCAAACCGTACATCGTGCCAAGTAGCCAGCATAAGACCGTCAAGGTGTAAACAGAATTGTTTGCCATCGCTAAAGTAGAGTATTCCGTTGCGAGAGTCTACAACGCTGCCAACACATTGCCCTTCCCACCAAGGCGCTGCGTCTGTCTGGCTGCCTACAATGCCTACTATGCCAACATCCTCTATGCAATACGCCAAAAGGTTCATGCGTAGCAAGATTGGATTAGTAACAATAAGGTCGTGGTGAATAAAACATTTAATTTGATTGTTAGCCTTGTCTATTCCTAAGTTATACCCTGCCGCAATAGACTTAGCACCTTCTACAACAATTAGCTCATCGTCATTTTGCAAAATAAGCGATTGCACCAAACACTTTTCTAAGATGTTTGTATTGTGAGTACAGGCAATGTAGCTAATAGATTCCATGTTATTAAAGTCTTATATAAGATACATCTGCTCTTTCGGTGAACGAACCTAGCCTACCTAGGTTCGCCTTCATCTGCTCCATCGGAGTTACAGAACCCGTCAGTCTTGCGAGGCACAGGCACTAACTTCGCCACCTGTATTGCGCTGTTTCAGCCTCTTACCCTTCTAGTAACGCTTTACTGCTCCTGGGCCGCTACGATGTCGTTAGAGCCGCCAGCACAGGAAACACAACTATACCCTACAACTCCACTTCTTTGCAAGCCCATCTTCCATTCGGTTGTTTGTACCAGCCCAAAACAAGGATGCGCCACTTGCTGCGTATGAGTTCCGGCAGGTATTCAGACTCGCTAATCTTTTTAACCCTACTGCTAATGTTGGATTTGCTAGTGATCTGGACACCTACCGTTTCCCCATTGCCTACAGCCAATATATCGAATATATGAAATAGATCCTTTTTGCGCCTGGTGAAAGCATTGTACGACTCAACTATGTCGCACTTATAGCCCCTAGACTCCAGCAAAGCGACTGTACGGCTGTTTTGGCTATTAGCCAAGGTCTTGCTCGGTTAGGCGGCCTTCGGAGGCTTCTACGATCTTCTGATGCCATTTAGCCGGTATGCCGTTACGCATCTTCCAGGCATAGGCCGTTACATACTTAACTTCTATTGCTTTGCACAAATTCTTGATTGAGCCAAATTCAGCCATAAGTTTTTCAAATGCGGTCATGGTTTCTCCTATGTAGACTTTTATTCTACACCTTTGCAAAAACGCAACATAGTGCAAAAAAGCGACATTAGGGTTTGTCCTATGCAAAATAGTTTGCAAATCTCTACATTTGTAGATTAGTATGGATTCATGCAGTACAGATTAACCACTCGTGAAGGAGTATGAAATGAAAGAAATTATTTTAGGCGGTATCTTTGGTGCAGTAATCGTGTTCTTTGCTGCAACGGTTTACGGCTTTCGTGTAGGTGTGCTATGAACTATAACAACAACAACTACTACGAGCCAGAAGATGACACATACTCGCTGGACTTGCAAGAGCGCATCTACGATGCCGTAAAGAACGATCCTGAGTACGACCCATCGGATATATTCAAATGGGGCGAGGCTCTACAGCAAAAGTGTAATGATCCCGATTTACAGGCTTTCTTGCGTGATTGCATAGAAAAGAAAGAGTGGGAGAAGTTAGGTAGAAAGTTATACTACCTGTCGTTTGAGTATCAAGAAGCTGTTGCAGAATATCATTTAACCAAGTGAAGGGGAAAACCATGTCAGTATTTACTAAATTAAACCAGGCACGAATCAAGCTACAAAACACCGAGCTTACTAAATCGGGCCATAACAAGTTTGCAGGGTATCGCTACTTTGAGCTGGGTGATTTCTTGCCTACCGTACAGAACATCTTTGCCGATCTAGGGCTCTGCGGCATTGTGTCTTACGGCACAGAGATAGCCAGCCTTACCATTGTGGATACGGAAGATAACAGCAATATCGTTATCACTAGCCCAATGGGGTCTGCGGCCTTAAAGGGCTGCCATGAAGTCCAGAATATCGGAGCTGTGGAAACCTATCAGCGCAGGTATTTATGGGTTACGGCAATGGAGATTGTAGAACACGATGCGCTGGATTCGTCTGAGCCATTAGTTGCAAAGCCTGAGTTTCCAGTAGATTACTACATTGGCAATTTGCAGGCAGCAGAAAGCCCTGCCGAACTCCGAACCGCCTACGCTCTATCTTACCCGAAATTTAACAACAATAAGGCAGAACAGGGAAAATTAGTTGCAGCTTATGAACAGATGAAGGCGATGCTAAATGAAACTAGCACAACAGCAGCCTGATAATGTATGTTCAGAGTGCGGAACAAAATGGGGAATACACAGACCAAAAGACCACCAGTACAGGATATGGGTGGAAAAGTGCGATGTGTGTTCCGATTTGAGAGCCGTATGCGATGCTTCAGAGTATGGATATTTAAAGGAAGGATGGGATGGTGGAGCGGAAATTCTGTACTAGTTGCCAGGTGGAAAGACCAGCTAGTGATTTTAAGCTGGTAAAGACTGGGCCAGTTAATCGGTGGAGATGTGGAGTCTGTCTTGCTAGGCAGGCCGAACAAAAATACAAAGGAAAGAAAAATGCAAAATAATTATGTGTACACAAAATCAGGAACAGACATTACGATTCGCTGGGCAAAACTGTATAACTATGTTCCGGCTAGTGAGCAGGAGTTTTACAAAAAGAAGTGGGCCGACTTTCGTGCAATCTGCAACCAGTCTATAGAGGACATTGTTCCAGAGGTAAAGACTAGTAGCGTTGTTTATAAATGGAAAAAGAAATGATAAACAAACATTGCCTAGAGGCATTTAACAAGCTAGAGCAATCTCTCTACCATCCGCAGGAATATTTTGCGCTGGGATGGAACGCTGCGATAGATGCCATGTCTGCTGAGTTTGCTAAAAAATGGGAGCTGGATGAGCTTTCTGATGTACCATTTATAACCCAGCCAACTAACGAATCAATGGAAGATAAAGAATGAGCCGAGATTATTCAGAAGTATATTTAGATATTGTCAAGACCCTTAGAAGTTTCTATAACTACGAAATAAAGGGCAACGCAGAAGCAGCGCACAAGGCAGCAGTACGGACTAATGAATTGGCAAAAGAGTTGCTGGAGGCGGTAAAATGAAAGCATTTCCAACAACAAAACCATTAGATTCATGGGGCGACCCAAACGCAGGAATGGATTTGCGTGATTATTTTGCCGCTAAAGCTATGCAAGGATTTCTTACAGAAAGTGGTGATGTCGTATTTGATAGTTTAGCAATCGACTCTTATAGAGTTGCAGATGCAATGATGGAGGCTAGAAAATGATCGAGCAGGGAAGTGCTGAATGGTTGGCAATTAGGCTGGGCAAAGTAACCGCTAGTCGGATTACGGATGTCTTGGCTAAAGGTAAGTCGGGCGAGGCCGCTACGAGGGAAGATTACCGCACAGAATTGGTAGTCCAAAGGCTCACAAACGAGCCAGGAGAGTCGTTTACCAATGCGGCAATGGAATGGGGTACACAGACCGAACCAATGGCTAGAATTGCTTATGAGGCCCATGCTAATGTATTTGTAGAACAGGTTGCTTTTGTAGATCATCCTACGATAGAATGGTTTGGTTGTAGCCCAGACGGACTGGTTGGCGAAACTGGTTTACTGGAGATCAAATGCCCAGCTAGTAAAACGCATATTAAGTATTTATTGGGAGGCAAACCGCCTGCAAAGTATGTGCCGCAGATGCAATGCCAAATGGCAGTAACGGGCCGAGAGTGGTGTGATTTTGTAAGCTACGATCCACGCTTGCCGGAAGATTTGCAGTTGTTTGTAGTGCGCCTTGAGAGGGATGTAAGTTACATCATGGCAATGGAAGAAGAAGTAGATAAGTTTTTAAAAGAAGTGAGTGGGATGTATTCTAAATTAAAGGAAATCAATAATGTCTTATGAACCAAAAGAAGGTAGTGGATCACTATTTAAAAATGATCGCAAAGAGAAACCGACCCATCCTGATTACGCTGGAACAATCATGGTCAATGGCAAAGAGCATTGGCTAAGTGGCTGGATTAAGGAAGGGAAAAATGGCAAGTTCTTTAGCATTGCGATTGGCAAGGAAAAGGAACGCAGCAACTTCAAGGCCAAGGGCGATGACGAAATGCCCAAGCAAACGATTGATGACGATATTCCGTTCTGAGGAGCTGATATGAAAAAGATAGCTTTAGCATTGGTAACATATATGTTACTAGGGTCAGTAGCTTATGCCTGCCAAACAACGACAATTATTGTCAATGGCAAGATGACTACTTGTACGGTATGCGGCAACATTGTTACTTGCTTTTAATATGCAACAACAAGTCACCGACCTAGTATTAAAGTTTCTAAGGCAAGGCTTTACGATTGAGCAGATAGAGAAGGCGTTTGAAGCGGAACTAGAAACAATCCGTAAATCAGCGCCAATGCTAAAGGCCCAGAAAGAAGCTGCTTTAGCCCCATGAACCCACTAAGAGATAGGCTGCATCCTTCACAAGTTTTTGGCTAGTTCACTTCCTATCAAACTAGCGCCAATGACCACTAAAGAATTTAACCAGGCACTCCATGACCAATACGATCCCCCAGCAAGAGAGGCGGTGACAAAATGGTTAAAGATGAAGCGTGGACTAGAGTGTAGGGAAAACCCTAATGTGTATGGAGTAGATTTGCTCGTATATAAACTAGGTAAGCTAGTTGGTTATATTGAAGTAGAAGTTCGTGGCTGGGCGTACTGCCACTATCCCACCATTCATGTTGCACAGCGTAAAGACAAGCTATTTCAGCAAGATCGGCCTGTGCTATTTTTTGCACTAACTCAAGACTTAACCCACGCATACTGGGCAAGGGCCGAGAAGGTGTAGGAGTGTCCATTGATAGAGGTCAGGAATAGTGAGGTTGCTTCCGGTGAGATGTTTTACGATGTACCAGTCAAGCATTTTAAGTATGTTGACCTTACAGACCCTTTTTAGCCGTTCTTGGCTAATTCTAGCGCTTCTAGGCGTTCTGATTCTGTGCGACTTAGCCAACCCTTACCAAATACAGGAAATGTCTTTAGACCCTTGTAAAACGATGTACGAGCTTCTGAAAACTTATCTATCAATACTTCTACATTAGCCTCGTTTATCTTAGCCATTGTATTTGGGCCAATAACCCCATCTGCCACTATACCAATTGCATCTTGAAGTAACTTAACGCTACGCCCTGCCCCAGCGTTTACCGCCATAGAAAATACTAATAAATCCAAGCCTCTTGGTAGTTTCTCGCAATAGCTAGTGCGCCAGTATTTCATCTCGTACATAGGGCCTACGAGCGCTGGAGTCAATTCTCGCATTGCTTTCTCGTCTGCCTCATGCCCGATCCATTCTTCCCAAACCTTTTTAGTAACGCCTAGATTGGTCATGCCGCCTGGGTCTTTAGGATGATTTACAAAACCGCCCTCATGCTTTAAAACCAACTCTAAACAATCTCTAAAGTTTTGGGTCATTGATTAGCGCCTTTTCTTAAATTATCAATTGCTGGTATTACACGCAAATTGTCGTGGCAATGTTTACCGCCAGCAGCTAATGGGGTTATGTGATCAACATGAAATCTATCGCCTAGTGACATGGCAATATAAAAATCCCTAAGTGCGTAAACCTGATTTATTTCAGGCGTTAGCTTTCCTATTGTTTTTGACCTTCTCATAGCGTTGTCTGCGCTTACCCTAGCACGATTTACTGTACGGTCTTTTTGTTTCCAAGCAGCCACTTTTTCAGGGTTATTTGCTCTGTAATCGTTGTTTCGTTGTATTTTTTTGGCGTAATGTCTTTTTGTGCTTTCAGCAACTAATTTTCTAAAATGTTCAGGATTAGCTGCGTGTTGTTGCCGTTTATTTTCTGCAATACAAACTTTGCACCTAGACTGACAGCCAGTTGGTACTCTGTTATCTGGGCTAAAACAATCAAACGCTTTTACTTCTTTGCATTTAGAACATTGCTTAGTTGCCATTTTTCTTTGACCATATTTCTGCTACTTTTTCCGCACCCCTGCTGCCAAAGTAAAAGCCAAAGGCAAGCATACCCCATTGACCAAGCAGATCAACATAGGCGGTCTTTGTGTCCAAATCAAATACCGATGCTAGGGCAAAGCCTACATAAGCTACAAACAACGCTATAAGCATCATAGGTCTTATGTTTTTAGATAGCCAAGAGTCAGAAGCCATATCTGCTTCATGGCGTTTAGTTAATTCTTGTTGTTCGGCTGTGTCTGCCGCCATCCTAGCCAATTCACCGCTTTGTTGCATTTCTAGCAGTTTTAGTTTTGCCTGTTCAGCCTGTGCTGGATCAGGAAAGACCTTATCTAGTATCTTGCCACCAATGTCTAGTAGTGCCGTTAATGGAAACATTATTTTTTCCCCACAGTAGTTTCGTTGCCGCCCTTTTTTACTGTAACCTTATCGCCCTCAACTTCAACAGACATAGGATCACGGTCAGCCATGCGGTCTAAGCGCTCAATAAGTTGTTTCATAATTTCAAACTCAGGCTTGTCTTGTTTAGGAGTAGCGCCAGCAACGCCATTTAGCATGGAGATTAACGCTGTTAAGGATGCGCCAAGCAAACCCATTACGGCAGCCATCTTGCCTTCTTCTAGAACTACAGAAGCGCCTACGCCCATTGCCACAATAATTGTGATGTAGATTAGTCCGTGTCTGCCAATCGCCTTACCAGCGACTTCTTTTGCGGTTTCTATGTATTCGCTCATTAAAATGCTTTCAATATAAATTTAAGCCATAAAGTTACAACAAGTGCAGCAACAAAACAATAAAACTGAACCCGTCTTACTGCTTTTAAATCATGCTGGAATTCCTCGTTATTCTTGCGCTCCATGTTTTCAATGTCTAGCTTAATTCTAAGTAACGAATCCCACTCTTTAGTGCCGTACTGCTTTACAAACTTAATCTTTAGATCAGCCTCCTCATCGGAGATTTGTTTCTTTCGCTTCCACTCATTAAGCGCTTTAATTAGCGCTCGTTCCTTTTTTAGTTCTGCCTCACGAGCTGCTCGTACTCTTTCTTGCGCTCTTTCTTTAGCTACATCTGTTGCATCTTTTTGTATGTTCTCAATTTGCTTAGAAACTGACTTACCAGCTTCTCGAGCAGAATCCAGCCCAGAACTAAGCCCCTTTACTCCTTCTGTTAAACCTAGCGGATCGGACATAAAGAATCATTTTCTAAAAACCATTTCTGAAATATAACTAATAAACGCACCGGCAACCGAGGCAACGCCCATTAACGCCCATAGAGAACCTTTTGAGCGCTCGGCCATAGATACTAATTTCTTAATATCTATCTCCATTGCATCTACTTTACGCTCTAGGTTTTCTACAGAATTAACTAGCTTTCCGTACTCTATAGGGTCAATATCACTCATAATTCATCCGCAGGTAATGGTGTGTTGCCTTCGTCAAGCCATTTAAGGTAGGCTTGGTAGTCTATATTGGCTGGGTCAAAAGGTATGCAAGCACCGTCTGATAGGCGTTGAACAGTATTTTCTTCAATTAATTTAAACATTTATAACTCCGATGAAAAATCAATGTAATCAGTTGCTACGCCCGATGAAGCAAGAATTACAGGTCTAATTGCAGTTAGACCGCTCCCACAAGTAGCAACAAAAGAAACATTAGACGTTGATGTACCTATTGTTCCTATAGCTGTAACTGCGTTTTGAACGCTTGTGTCATTGATTCCAATGCCCGAAAAGTTAATAGACGGTGTTGCTCGTAAAGGACAAGGAATTGAAAAAGGAAATCTAGCTTGCGTTGCTGATATAGATTGTCCACAGCTTAAAAATTGGCTTCCTGAAGGCGTAGCAAATTTAACATAATACCGCTGACACAAAGCCAATTCTTGCTGATACTGTCTGTATTCAAATGAAGTAGCTTGTGTGCCTACCTCTAGCTGAACTGCAGTAATATAGAAGGTAGCACCGCTTGTGCCGACTACGGATGTTGCGCCTGTGGCTGAAATTAACCCACTAGCAGACCACGCTCCAGCAGTTCCGCTAAATGTAGAACCTACACCTAAACCAAACTGAACCAACATACCGATTCCGTTGTTTGTTAGCCAAGTTCCTGTTGTGTCACCAGCAATAGTTATTGTTTTGTATTCAAATGTGTTTGCGGAGTTAATTGTGTATGTAAAAGGGTATGAACGGTTAAACGCACTATTTGTTATAGCACCCCCAAAAGTACCTGTTAGTGATGAGCGAACCCAAAAAGATAAAGTAACTGTTTTAGCGTTAGCAGTTCCCCAACCTAAGTCAGCAACATTAAATCCTTCAATTCTTTGAAATAAAGAATAATAATCTGATGAACTAACACTAGTAGCTGCACTTGATGTAAATAAAAGTGAATTAATAAAACCGCTTGGAGCTACAGAACTTTGTTGGGCAGTTCCTTTGCTACTTGCCACCATTGTGAATGCAAAACGGTCTACTCCAAACACACCATTATTAGCAGTAACACTAGCACCAGCGTTCCTTTGGTCAATAACCATCGCACCGTTTATGATGCGATTCTTATTGTTTCCGTAGTTATCTACACCTAGATTTACCCTAGCGTCTGCTGCTGTAGATGCACCAGTACCACCATCGGCAATAGCTAAATCAGTAATGCCAGAAACAGAACCGCCTGTAATAACAGGAGCAGTCATGGTATATGTACCATCTCGAACGCCATCGCCAACATCCCTAATTTGGGACATCATATCTCGCATAGTATCGTTTACGCCTGACGGCAACATACCCTCTGGCGCACCGTTTGGCGGTGCAGCATTATTATCTGCTGGGGTTAGGGAGTATTTTGTATAAGCCATGATTTTCCTTAATTATAACTAGATTGCATTATTGTGCGACATTAGCAGGCTGATCTTCTGCTTCTGCCGCCTTGATAATCTGCTGTAATTCTGTAAATGCTAAACCAATCTTCTTGCGATCTTTTCCTGCTTTTGCGATATTCTCTAACGCCATTACACCGTCAGGGCTGGTCATTGCTTTAGCCATATTCCGATAATCACGAGCAAAGAATATAGATTGGTACAGGTTGCCAACTGCTGATAATGGTTGTTTAAGGGTTTGGCCTATTGTTCCTACGCTTGCCTCTGCCAACATACCTTTTTCTGCGGTAGGCGATCCAGCAGGAAGTCTACGGCCTTGAGCTTCCAATATACGCATCATATTGTTTAAGCCTTTAGCTGCTTGCTTACCTTTATCACCATAAATCTCTACAAAAGCTGCCTCTAGGTTAGCCCGTTGGGTTGTGTTTTTAGCGATAGTATCTGCAAAGCGTGGGCCTACTGTTCCGGCTTGTGTGCTTGCTGCTCGTTGCACATTCTCTAAAGATGCTCTCATATATTGATTTAAGAACTCTTTTGGTAGTCCTGGATCAGTCTTAGCCAACGCTCGTACTGCCTTGGTAACCTTGTCAGGGGTTAGGTTAATCTCTGCTGCTTTAGTAGCAAATAACTCACCGAACTGCTTAGGCACTTCTGATGTAGCTGCAATAGAAGGAATAGGCGTTTCTGTTATTGGGCCAACAATACGCTCTCTTGCGGCTTGATAGTCTGCCCTAGCTTTTGCATAGGCTGGAACTTGAATATCTGCTTTATCAAGAAGATTTTCTCGAGCCTTTTGATAAGCCACCATTTCCCCAGTAACTTTGCCTTGTGCTGCAACAGCCAAATTATCGTATTTATCAGCTAAAAATTGACGCATAGACTCAATACGAGCAATTGAGTTGTCAGGATAGCCCTTTAGCAAGTCTTGGTAAGCAGGTATGTTATCTACCGCCTTACCTGCTTCTGCAATAACAGCGCTTTCACGCTCTAAGTTAGTCATCCATGACATAGGAATTTTCTTAGATTTGATGGCCTCATAAGCTGGGCCAGCTTCTTCTACTAATTGTTTATTTAATGCTCGTTGCTCTGCTTGTGCGGCTTGTTGCATCTGCGTACCTAGTTGTGTACGGCTAGTCTGCGGAAACTGCTCTTGTAGCGTTCTTTGTGTTGCTGCCCCACGCTCTGCCATAAACTCAGCCATCTGCGGTGCTGATGCAGGCATACCCTCTACTTGGCGCTGTAATGCAGGTAATGTTGTTCTGCCGCCTGCTGCTTGTTGCATTGCTTCAAACGATGTTACTGGCATACCTGCTCGGAAAGACTGTTGTTGCAGTTGCGATGCTGCTTGCACTTGTGCTGGAGTCATGCGCTGTGTAGATTCAGTATACATACGCTCCATAGGCGATTTAACAGCAAAAGGCAATGCTGCTATTGGTGTACCTATTGCGCCTACTGCACGAGCAAGAGGCTCTAAGTCTGTGCCTCTAAATGGCAATGCTAGAGTTTCTTCGCCACCAGCAGATAACAAAGATGGAATGATTGCGCCTGGAACTGGGGCAGAAGCAATATTGCGTACTGCTGTCTGTGCTAATTGACCAGGGAATGACTCAGCCCTTTGTAATGGGATATATTCACCAACTGCTCTAGTAATGGATGCTGGAGTAGGTGCTGAGATTACAGGCCGACCTGCGGCAGCTTGTTCTGGTGTACGACCAAACAATTGACTAATCTGCTCTGCGCCTGCTTGCAATCCTCCTGCTACTGCGCCTGGCAACCCTAAAAGTGCAGATGCGCCCTGCACAATAGGAAGGTTAATCTTAGCCATTGTCGTATCTAAATCGCTTCTTTCCGAAAATGGTTTTACTTTAGGATCACGCACCAACCCAACATCTGCTAAACGCTTATCAATGTCAGCTAAGGAGGCTGTAATTTCAAAAGCTACCTCCGTACCATCTGTCGCTTTAACTATTTTTTTATTTACAGACATAATTATTCCTGTTTTATTAAGGCTTTGCTGGCTTTGCTGGCTGACTTAAATCTAATCGTGGAGGTTTAGCTGTGCCGCTAGATGGGGCAAACTTGCTTAAATCACCAAACTTCTTAGGGTCTAATACAGGGCCTAGACTTGCATCGTATTCAGCAAGAGCGCCTGCGCTATAAGTTTTAGCTTTTAGTAGCTCACGAGCTTTTCTTTCAATTGCTGCATCTCTGTCAGCAAAAGCCTGTAGTCCTTGTGCCATCAGTTTTCTTCCTTGCTCTGAGTTGCCGAGCGATGGGAATACAGACAAGAAGGATTTAAATTCTAAGTCAGATGTAGAGCCTGATCCAGCAGCACGAACCTGTGTAGCCGCATTAACTTGCAATGCTTGTGCCAATGCGTTTGCTGATGCTGTTTCGCTTTGGATGCCCAATGTTTGTGCTAAGTTAGCGCCAATCTTAACTACTTCGCCGCCTCCTTTGCCAACTAATAGCGAGTTAATGGAGTTGGCTGTATTTGCTGCTGCTCTAGCCGAGTTTACTCGATCTGAAATAGCAGATACTTGTTTAGCGTCTAATTTCTCTAGTTCTGTATCGCCTGGGCTTACTGTTACCAATGGGCCTTTGCCCATAGTTTTGAACTCTGGAAAAGACATTGTTTCAGGAATTATTCCCAATCTTTTTGCTTCTTGAAACTCACCAACGCTACCTGTAAGTTTGGTTTCTGTTGGTCTCATTAGTTTAGCTGCCTCAATCGGGTCTACCCCCGAAGCAGCAATAGCTTGCACAAACTTGTCAAAATCAATTCTTGGTGTTGTTGGCAGGTTAGCTCGTAATGCGCCTACCGTTTCTGCGGCAGCCATATCGCCACCAAACTCAGGGCGAGAAAGCAGATCTAATTGCGATCCTGGTGTAGTAGCCATAGGAATGTTTTGTGGCTGCATTGTTGTTGCACCTTGCATTGCTTTTTCAAAAGCAGCCTGACGCTCTAACTTACGCTTGTTTTCGCCTAATTGTTGTGCTGTTAGCAATTGCTTGAGCGTATTGTCAAACGATGACTGATAGCCGCCAAATCCTGCGCCTAGTGCGCCAGCCAATGCCTGACCTGTGCTGATTGGTCTAGCCTGTGGGCCTGATGCGCCTAATAAAGCGATTAAAGCGCCAATGCCGCCCTGTGCCAATGCGTTACTTTGCATTTGCTGTGTTTGTTGCGGAGTTAGGGCGCTAGAGTAATCAGGCGGTGCGCCAAATAATGAGGCAATAAATTCATCCATTTTTCTATCCTAGTAAAGAATTTGGGTTTAGCTGTGGCGATCTAGCTTGCAATAAATTAAGTATTCCTGAGTAATCTACTGAACCTTGTGGCATTGTGCTACCTCTAAATTGTGCTTGTTGTTGAGGCTGTTGTGGCTGTGGTTGCTGACCTATTAGACTCCTACCTAAACGAGCAATGTCCAAAGCATCTCTTACGCTTAAAACTCCTGCTGGAACTGCTTGGCCGCCAAAACTAATAGAACTAGCTGGGACTAGTTGTCCAAAAGCATTTACCGCAGGGAGTCCGTTTGTGCCTAGCATATAGCTAGAACCGATAGCTCCACCACCAGAAAGCCCTGTTCCTAATACCGTTCCTGGAGCAAGCTGAGCAGATAACCCTGCGCCAGCACCGCCTACTCCGCCAGCCGCAGGTAATGCAGCGCTTAAACTGCCAACGCCGCTTAACCCAGCTCCAGTTGCCCCTAGACCACCAGCTAGGGCAGAACCGCCCGAAACTCCTAATCCAGCAGCAGCTTGTGTTGCGGCAATTCCAGATGCAGTACCAGCCCCAGTCAGCGCTCCTACTGTGCCACCGCTTGCTAGTAAACCGCCACTAGCGCCTGCTCCAGCAGTTAATCCTGTTCCAGCAGCAGCACCGCCAGCAGCACCGCCAGCAGCCGTTCCAGCAGAGCCAGCAGCAGCGCCACCAAAAGCGCCTCCAGCAGCAGCTCCAGCAGTAGCAGCCGCAGCAGCTACAGTTATCCAGCCGCCAGGGATTTCTCTGTTTACAAACTTATCTACCTCAGCCAATCCGCTACCAATAACAGGGCCAGGGTCAATAGATGCGAAAGCATCTCCTATGGCAGGGCCAGGGTCAATATCAGCCAATGAATCACTAACATTGCTTATTTGTTTTTCTACCCAACCCATTATTTACCCCTATTTAAATCCACCATATATTTAAAATCTTGAATATCAGAAGATTTAATAATTAACTTATTTATTTCTAATATTCTTTTCATTTTTACATCAGAAAAGTCTTTTACATACATTACTTTAAATCCAGCAGATTTCATTTGGTTTATAAAGTATTTTACTGCTTTTACTACATAAAATGCTTTATCAATGCTATAAAAATGCGCTTCTACTTTTTGAAACCCAACTATTGTCATAAAACACAAAGAATTTTTTTGCCTTACAAATAAGGAATTTCCATCTAAAAGGCGCTCATAAATAATTGGCAAAACTCGCTCTGCCTCTCCATTTTGGCAAGTATGATCTTTTTTAATTATGTCAATAACGGTTAATTCTTTCATTTAATGTATAGCATTTGTTTCTTTAAGCATATTGCAAACCTCATCGTAACTAAAGCTGTCAGAACTTATGCAGACCGCAATTCTTTCGGTTGGGATTAAATCTAAACAATCAACCCCATGAATTTTGTCTACATTTAAACAGTAAATATCTCCATCTTTAGCAACAAAACTAGATAATGCAGTTAGCCCACCTTTTTCAAAAACCTTACCGTTTGTTTGATTTTCTACTTGATAACTTTTTGCATAACCATCGTAAAAACTTGTTTTGTAATTTCCAGCCTTAATATAAAAATTTATTACAACTTTTGAACCGCTATCCGTATGAGGAGGAACTTCATTATTTATCTTCATCAAAGAAACAGTAAACAAATTATGATATTTTGTTGGCAATATATCTAATATGTTTTTATTTAAATTATTTAAATCAAGATAGCTAATTATTCCGTCATAAGATACACGCTCTTTTCCTTCTGTGTATGCTAAATTCTTAAATTTTGTATTTAATTTGCAAAACATTTTTTATGTTTCCATGCCTTAGCGCTTCAAATTTAATTTAGCTACGACTAATTTTTTTATATTTTTAATTACATAAAATAACCTAACAATCCTCCAGCCCCAGCTCCTATTGCAGAGGAAAGACCTGGTGATCCAAAGTCAAATGCCCTGTTTAGTGCATAGCCGCCTAAACCGCCAGCCAAAGCACCGCCCAACACCCCTGTCGTTCTGTTTGTACTCATTGGAGTTTGTGTTGTCTGTGATCCATAGCCACCCATAGGCGAACCATATACCGATGACAAATAACCTTGCAACTGTTGGTATGGCAGTTGTTGGCCAAATGAGAACCTTGCCATTTGCTCTTGTAGCGGCAATCCGGCAATAGCTTCTCTTTGTGCGCCTACTTCAGCTAAAGTTTGTGATGGCAGGAACTGTTGCCCATAAATAGCTGGGGCTGATTGCGCCAATGCCGCTTGAGCTAATTGAGCCTGCTGCTGTAATCCACGCTCTGCTTGGAACTGCGATCCGGCAATATTAGATGTTACATCGCCTAATGCACGACCAAAACCTTCTGTAGCTGTGCCTAATGCTCGTTCCATTGCGCCAGAGCCTAAACGACCAGACTTAGAATAAAGACTAGAAATGCCTGGCAATACCTGTTGGCTAAACTGCTGCTCTAATGGGCGAGTAGCTGCCTGTATCATTTGTGCTTGATATGGGTTTGCGTTTAAGAATCCACCTGCTGCTGTTTGCCCTACTTGACCTAACGCTGATCCAAAAGCCTGTTGAGCCTGTTGCAATACAGGGCTTTGCTGTCTTGCCAAGTTTTCCTGCTGTTGCAAAGCAGTCAAAGTTTGCTCAGATGGGTTTACATATGTTTGACCAGGAAAGAAGGTAGGCTGTTGACCTGTCAAAAATAAGCTCTGCGCCCTTTCTAGCCCTTGTGTAAGGTATGGCAGTAACGCTGGGTCTATGCTTGAGGTCTGTGTTGTTGTTTGATCGGCCATAATATCTTCCTTTATCCTACGATTACATATTTATAAGTTTTGCCTGCTACAGTATTAGCTGGATGGCTAATAGTTGCGCTTCCGTTTGTTTGTGCTGAAATGTATGCTTCTGTAAACAAGTTACTTGTGTATCCATTCGATGACAGATACGATAATGTTGCAATGATTGATGGAGTTACTGGTCTTGTTGGCGATGATTGGGCTGCAAAATGCTCAATGCTGACATCAACATCGGTTGGTCTCCAAACTAACTCTACATAATCATCTTTTTCTAATGCAATAAAAAAGTTTAGTGATGCAATAGCTTGGCTTGCTGCACCGCTTGATTTTCTTGGTTTAATACCAAACTCACTATTGCTATTTGCTACATTTGTACCGTTTTTGCTAAACCAAATGCTGACTGTTTGCACATCGTTTGTAGTATTTACAAGTTGCACACTAAACTGAATGTTGTAGAGTCCTGAGTAATCTACGGTTAGTTTTGTATTATCTACAAGACTAGCACCTAGCGCATAATCCGTAGTGCTAAACGACATAATATTGGCTGCCGTTGTAGTCGTGGCAGCTTGGTCTGTGTCATCTTGCACCGCTAAATAGGGAAAAAACAATGCAGTAGATACATCGTCAGAAGGTATCAAGATAATGCTTGATCCTGCTCCGATACGAGCATCCGTAATCGTTGTGGTTGCTGCACCGCCTGTTGCTAATGTAACTGTGCCGGTATTGTTGGTTTTGCCATCCATAATGCCATTAACGATTTCAGCGACTGCTCGCTGATCTCCACCAAAAGGCGGTAATCGTCTAAACATTATCGAGTCCCTAGTCCATTTAAGTCTATATCAGTTCCAACGGCAGAAGTCCACATACCTGTAGGTGTTAATTGTAACCTATGGTATCTACCTATGCCACGAATACTTACACGGTTTTCTGAGTCTGCTACGACTTGAGAGCCAAATACTACTTGCTCGTTTAACAGTCTGCGAGAGAACAATGCCACATTAGCAGAGCCATTATCTACAATCGGCTTTGCCATCGTAATAGCTGAAGTAGTGCTTGGTATCTCTACATCTCCTGTTTCTATCGTAGCCGTCATAGGCGCACCAGAAAATGTAATGATTTTTGCATTTTTAACGCCTGCAAACTGCATCTTACCGCCAAGCCAAACTCGGTCATCAAAGCTAGACTGAATCTGCTCTAAAGTACCAAACACATCTAACCCCTCTAAGGTAAAGGCTGGTGATGATGAGGAAGCTACTCTACTTACTGATGTAGTGCCGCTAGACCAAGCGTTAGTCTGGAAGTTAAAAATCAATAATTTATCTGGAACGGCAGAAGATACAGAGGCATAAGACCAAACAATTAGTTTCCTAAATGGGTCTACTGCAACGGACATTAAATTTAACAATCCTTCATCTGCATCGCTGTAAAAAAAGCGATTTACCTTCTCATTTCCAATCGGGATAATTTGCTGACCGTCACAAGCATAGAAGCCATCACTAGCTAAAAAGAACGATGTGCCGCCATACTGAATAATGGAGTTTGGCTCGTAGCACCCTAAATTACGGCTAATATTGTCAAACTGGAATACCAATGGGCTTCCAACATACGACATACGGTGGATTGCTCGATCTAAAAAGACTAGCCCAAACTCGCCACCAGTTACGCCAACTACTGCGCCACCATCGGGGATGTCTTGAAAATCTGCCTGCGTTGTTGCGCTGTTAGCCCATGAGCTTTCATCGCCTAAAGCAGACCATTGCACCCGATTAGGAAAGGTTGAACCTACATAGCCGGAAACAACAAAATCCCGAACTACAGTTACATAACGAGAGGCAGGTGCGTCTGCTGCTAAATCTTGAAATGTAGCAGAAGAATTAAGGTTGTATCCTTGTAGACGATTGCCACCGTTTGCAGCAACAATTACATTACCAAACTGAGTAAACCGCCAACGCTGATCTGTTGGTGTTGTGTAAGTAAAGACTACTGTGCCTGTGTCTGCGCCACTTACAATATTTGTGCCTGCATCGTCATAAGTAAAAGTCGTAGCCGTAGGTACGGTTAAAATTGTAAATGTGCCGTTAATATCAGTATTTCCTACGGCAGTTACCGTTACAACATCCCCAATAGAATACAAGTGATTGGCAGAAGTTGTAATTGTTACTACATTTGTAGTTCTTGCAACAGTCGTAATACTACGGCCTGCCTTAGACACATTATCTAAAGACAAGTCTGTAGCGTCTAACTTAAATAGCTTTGTTGGCCCACCAGCTAATACTATAGTTGCTCCTGCTGATGTTTTGCCAGCAACCACATTGTTTAGGTTTTCTGAGGCAGAGTCCGAGTAATCAACTGCTGATTTAATTGGGCCATAACCTACGGCTTGTGGAAAGACATTTTCTGCCTTTTGCAAACCATTAGTAATGCCAGGCTGGTCAGGAGTCCACTCACCAAACGAAATTCTACTTATTGCCATGTCTGATTCCCAATAGATTTATCTGTCCAGTTTGGATTATTTGCAGGTACATTATCCCAGCTTGTTGAGTCGGCACTAGCATCTACCCATACATCTGCGGAAGGTGTTTCTGGTGTCCAGCTTTCTGAGCCAGGCGTTTCGTCTGTCCATTCATCGCCTAAAATGCGACCTAAACAAACTACTGTAGCGTTACCGTTTATAGAGCCAATCGCAGAAAATACCGCAATCGCACTAGCATTTACTGTAGCTACACCATTAACCTCTGCTGAACCGCTATATTGCACCCCACCAAGGGCTGTAACCGTTGCTGTGCCGTTTATTTGACCCGAGCCAAGGCGTAGCCTTATTGCATCTGCAACAACCGTTCCTGAGCCTGTTATAGCGCCCTCAAACAGTCTTATGCGCTGACAAGCTGCCGTTACTTCTGCCGAGCCTGTTACGCTTGCAACTCCACCTCGTATAGCGTGGCCGTTAGCATTTACTGTGCCAAAGCCTGTAATTGATCCTGTGCCTACTCGTACTCTTGTGCCGTTAGCCGCTACTGTAGCGCTGCCTGTAATACTGCCGTTAGCGTTGCGAATAGCATGAGCATTAGCCGCTACTGCTGCTGTGCCGTTTATTGCGCCAGAGTTAGTCCGAGTCCTAATGCTATCGGCTGTTACTGTACCTGTTCCGTTTATTGCGCCTGCTACGGTTCTTGTTCTAATAGCCTCTGCATTTACATTACCAGTTCCAGCAACAGCGCCATCAGCGTAACGGATACAGGTATCTGCTGAGTTCCAAATTGGGTCATCAAAGCTAACATTTATCTGCTCCAGCGTTCCAAAGAGATCAATGTCATCTATTGTGAACGGGCCACAATAATCGGCAGGCATTGTCCATTACGCCAAGGTAACGGTAAGACTAGCTGATGCAATCTTAAAAATATCGCCTGTATCGATTGCTTTCGATGCGTCTAAGGCTGTGTGATACAGCATATTGCCAGTAGTCTGTGCATCCCAAATACCGATCCAGCCAATCGTTCCCCAGTTGCCTGTAGCTTGTGGGAAAGTAATATCAGCACTTGTTGCGCTTGCACCGTTAGATGGGGCAGCAAAAGTAGCAGATTGGCGAATATACGAGCCGCCACTAACTTCTGTACCTGTGCCAGCATCGGTAGGATCAGCAGTATGCAAACTGATATATACGGCTGCTGGAGCAGTAAAGGTAGTAGCTCGTAATGTGCCGTTAATTAGCGCATCTTCAAGGTAGTTTGAGATTTCAGCCATGATAGTCCTATCGTGAGGTAAGTTTCATTTGTAAGGGAATACCCGAATACTCGCCACCTTGGTCTGCATCGGAAATGTTTTTAACTGCTCTATCGTACAAAGTTGCCCATGTATTAGAACGAGCATCGTTAATTAAGTAAGGCTCTGCCTCTATCAATGCGCCATAAAGCAGGGCATCGGGATAATTAGCAAGGAATACATTAGAAGGGTTTGAGCCGGACAATACAGGTGGCCGTGCGTAGTACAGAATCTCTAATACATAAGCCGCATCGGGTTCTGGAGCAAACTGAAACTCTGCTGCCAAGACCGTATAAAACACAGGAAGGCCAGACTGATCTGCTCTAGCATCTCTTGTGAAGGCGCTAGGGGACAGATAAGTAACAGGCATCCGAGGGTTTCCCTGCGTAAACAGGTCACGAATCTCTAAAAAGTCCGTAGGCAGGGCCACTCGTGAATCTCCGCTAACCATAGGCGCTGTGGCCGACTTTAGCATTAAGCGAGTACGCAACTCTCTTGCTAGGCGAATCTCTGCAAAACGGATAAAGTCAGGAATCTGCGAGGATAAGTCGCTACGGCCTAAGTAGCCTGCGACTGATGCCTGCAAATCCGTGTAGTTTGTATACGCCATATTTAGTCCTTAATGTCATCCCACCCATAGGTGTATGAACCGACATGGCCTATCTCCATAGATAAGTCATGGTCTACCCATGTGTCTATCCCTGCGTCTTTTGCTTTTATACAAAAGTAAATATCTTCGCCTAACAACTTGCCTTTCAATAACTGCTCAAAGTAGAAGTACGGCTGGGGTATATCTTTTAAGCACGATGTTTTAATCAACATAATGCCGCACCCAATCGCATCTACCTTGCCTATTCCTTTTTCCTTATTGGAAAATATTTCTAGCCAATCTACGCTGCCATCTTCATTTATCTGAATATTCCTAGCCGTAGGTTTAGGCGGCATCATTCTGGTAGTAGCGTTTACGCCTATTATATCTTTGTTGTGTGCTAAAAGGCGCTCTAATGTAGTCTTTGGAAAGCGCATATCTGCGTCTATAAACAAGATGTAATCGCACTTTTCCACTACTGCTGTATGCACTAGGCTATTGCGCTGGTCGAATATCAGCGTACCTTGCGAGGTGTATACATTTAAATCTATATTCTTTTTGACAGCCATATAAGCTGCCATTCGTGTTAGGTCAAATGCGGTAGTAACCTCCATCTGACCTCTTGCTGGGATACAAATAGCAACTCTCATACATTGCCTCCCCTAGTGCGGAATACCCTGTTGTCAGGGTTATTCAGCCACTTAGCCATCGCTTTAGGGTCAGCAATATAATAGCCACGCATGATGCCTAGCTTGTTTAAATCTTCAATTACCAATGGCGGCAGTTCCGCTATCTTATTTCTTGGGTCTAGTGGCTTATCGCCCCACCCAGTCTTTTCACTACGGTTATTAAACTGCTGTTTTGTATGTTCTACAAACTCAGTCATATCCGTTTCTGAATGAATAATAAGGCCACCCTCGCCATCAGCATGGGCTGTCTTTATTATTCCATCAACACTACCTAAATTACCTCGTTTACCGAGATCAGACATTTATATCTCCTAGAAAGGGGGCAGGTTTCCCCACCCCCTATTCTACATTACTACTAGGCGTTTAAGTCAAATGCGCCACCATGTGCAGCTTCATTGCGAACTTCCAGCGTCAATTCAGCCAAGATCTGTGTCTTTTCGCTATCGCCAGCTTTAGCCAGTTCGATAGTTTGGAATGGGCGCAGGTAAGCCAATGCTGCGTACTCAGGATCAAGTACGAGAGCATCACGGGTACGCATGAAACGGTTAGGAACGATCTGCAATACACCAAAGTCGGACTGATACAGATCAGCGCCAGCTAGGATGGTTGCTTGACCGCTTGTTGGCACTTGATAACGCTGTGCTGCCAAACCAGAAAAGCCTGATACAACTTGCTTGAGAGCTGGGCTAACAAACAAAGCTGATGGCGTACCGCCAGAAACGAACACTTTAGAGATAACATCCTTGAGGATGGTTTCTGTGAAAGTGCGTGTTGAGCCGTCTGTACGAGTAGAAACACCGATAGTCGTAGGATCAACGCCAGTTACGGATGTACCGTTTTTGCTGGTATTGGTCTTGATGTACGACAGGAGTGAACCCATAACACGAGCAGTTGAACCGCTTGAGCCAACAGCTTGACCTTGGTTAGCGGTGATGATTGTTTCAATATCACGCTTGATTTCAGCAGAAGCCTTAGCCAACTGATAAGCCTTTTCAGACTTACGGCCTGCTTTGTCTACAGCTTCCAAAGTACCGGAAACTTGCACAGTCTTACCAACGATCTGTGTGTAGTTACCAATACGGCTGGTTGGGCTGAGAGTAGCTGAAGCAGCGTCTGCACCTTCTACCAATGCGTTAGCAGTAGTAGATGCTGCGAGGCTGTCAGTCTGCCACTCATGGTAAACACCAGTAGCCTTAGTCTTGCCAATAGATGACATGATTGGGGTATCGGTAGGGGAGATGTTATAGATAACATCGGATAAATCTTCACGAGCGCCAATAGCGTCGTAGCGATCATAAATAGCCATGATTTAATTCCTTTTATAAAAATCGTTCAAATAACCTTGCAGCGTCTTTCTTATTGCCGGATTGGCGTAAGCGCTCAAAGTCTTTCTTTTTTGCTTCAGATTCGGAACTCTTAGGGTTAGATGTTCCTGGTTTCAATGTCTTTGGTGCTGACTGCACTTTCTTATGTGCGCCTGGCTTTCCTGCTACCAGCTTGTCATACATCATCGACTTATAGAGCGCTGACACAGCTCGGCTATCGTAAACTTGGCTTAGTTCTTGATCCGAAAATCCAATGGATTTGGCATAAGACCGAATATCCCTACGGATTACTTCGGCTTTAGCGTCATCCTTAAACTCAGGAATCAACTCTACTAGCTTCTGTTGCTCTTGCTGAATGTGCGATTGCAATACTTGGCTATGTTGTTGTGCCTGTTCTTGCTGTACTCGCTGTCTTTCAGCTTGGATAGCGCTGAGTTGCTTCTCCTTCTCACTACGATCTGCTATGGCTAGTGCATAGGCAATAGGGTCATTTTCCCTGAGTTCCGCTAGGTTCTCAGTTCCCGACTGCTGCTGTAGCAACTGCTCAATAACTTGGAGTCGTTGTGCATAGGTATCACGCACTCTGGCTGTTTCTTCAATCTTACTGCGCTCTGCCTCTACGGCTTTGCGTTGTTCCGCTAAAGATTGAGTCTTTTTCTGATAATCGGCAGTCCGACTGTATCCGTTCAGTAGCTCATCAAGGCTTACCTCCAGTTCTTCACCGTTAGCTTTCACTCGGTATTTGGGAGATTCCTCTACTGCTTCTTCTTCGTATTCAGTTTCTTCCGCACTTAAATCCGATTGCTCGTACTCGGAGTCCTCAACGGATTCCTCACGACTTTCTGGGTCAGCTTGCGCTTCCTCGTTTCGTGGTTCAAGAATAGACATAAATGCGTTAGCCGCACCGTTTACAGATGTATCTACACTCCCTGATGGGTTGGTGTTGTCGCTCATGTTATTTACCTTTTAGGTAGTTAAAAAAACTTAATACGCCTTTTATCAATTTCGCTTTGTTGCACGAGTGATTGTAATGACGCTTCAAATTCTTCGATTGCTCTCAGCTTCACTAAGGCTTTTTCTCTGCCTTCTACATCGTGTTCTGCTGATCCAAATATGTAAGACTTGTACAAGTCCTTCTGAGCATTTACTAGCTCCATAAAGAACTCATCCATCAAATAGTTGTTAGCTCTTTCTGCTTTGTTCATTGCATCCCTTTAGCTACCATCTCAGCCGTCTTTAGCTGTGTTTCTGCTTGAAACTTTGCAGCTTGTAAGTCTAACTGTGCCGCAGCCTTTTCACGCTCTAGCTGGATCTCAGCAACAGCCATTTCTCTAGCCAACTGAATGTCTGCCTGTGCCTTAACTTGGTCTGCTTCGATCTTAGCTTGGATCTTAGCCTGATCGCCTTGGATCTGAGCCTGTACCTGTTGCATATAAACCATAGTTGCTGGGTCTTGCTGTGGCTGTTGCGGAGGAGGATTAGAAAGCATCTGATCCATCTCAGGTGTAATCTCTTTAAAGAACTCGGTAGAGTCGTTAAACCCTGCTGCCTCAATAAAGCGACCTAATGTTTCCCGATACTGGGCTACAGATACCAATGGGTTAGCTGGGCCTTGTGTCTGCAAAATCTGCTCTTGCTTCTGCAATACCATAGCTGCCATAGCCATCTGCTGATCTTTGTTGCCTGTGCCTAGTCCGACATTAACAGTCATGTCGTAGTGGTTTGCCCACTCTCTAGGATCAATCGATACATACTTGCCACGCAGACGGATTACACGCTCTTTATCTTGGTACTTGCAAAGCAGGTGGAAAATGCCTGTAAACAAGTCCTTTACACCAGTATCAGCAAAGATACGAGCAATCATCTCTATGCGGCCTGCGCCAGACTGTTGCATTGCGGCAATAGCGGTAGCGGTTGTGTTCTGCAAAATGCTGGGGTCTAAGACTTGACCAGCTTGTGCCACGCCTGAGCGCTTCTGCATTACTGAGTCTAAATACTCTAGCATTGGGAACGACTGTGCTGCGGTTGCTGGTACGGTTAATGCTTGTACTGCGCCCTGCGACTTCATCCGCACTACTCCATTAGGAGCAACGGTTAGCAGGTCATCCATGTTGACTTGACCATCAATAGCCGTCATACGAGGCATATTGGTCAGATACATATTGTCCAGAATCTGACGAGTAATTGTAGATTTAATCAACTGAATATCCATGCTGCGGTCAGCCAAACTCTGCCCAAAGAACTTATGTGGCATTGGGATTGGGCAAACACTAGCAAACGGAATGTGATCTACTTCCTCGTTATCAAGGATCTCTGAGCCAGCATAAGTAATCTTACGCAGTTCAGCAATGCCATCCTCATCGTAGTCGGTGCGGATATAGCACTCAAATACTTCTACATCTTGCATCGAGAAGTCTAATGATTGTGTTTCATCCGGCATCTCGCCACGATCAAATCGAGCAATGCGCTCTGGAGTGTATGTTAGGTCTGAGTAAGCAGGCAGCTCATCTACTACATCTTTAGGATAGCCAGCAGCAATCAAGTCCGAGCGAGTCATATTGACACGGTGGGCTACAAATCGTGCATCCTTGATGGTCTTATCCCGCTTGGAGATTAAGAACTCCTCTGGCGGTACATTGCTAATCTTAACCCTGCCTGACTCTTTCTTTTTCATTACCACTACATCGTATGAGAATGTCGCAGGAATAATCATCCCACTCATAGGATCAAGAGTCTCAGGCGTTACTTCTTTAGTATCTTGGCTGACTAACTCCATTGTGCCATCGGAGAACAATAGCTGTACTTCCTCGGCTGACAGGTCTTTGTACTTCTCTTTTGTAGGATCAGCGCTATCTTCCCAGTAGTATTTGACGATGCCGTTCTTTTGCAACAGAGCGTCTTTAAACCAGTTGTGCATCAGGATTACGCCATCATTGTCTTGGAAAAAGACTAGGTTGCAGTATTCCGTAGCTTGTTTAGCACCTTCCTCATCGCCTGGGCCTTTAGGCTCAAAGCGGCATAACTCGTCTGATTGGGTAAAGATACGCAGTAATTGTGGCAATGCACCATCAATAACTTCAGCGACCTCACCGGTAACAATGGATGAGCGGCCTTCTACTTCGTTGCCATACGGCTCACGATTGTAGAAAGTCAAAGCTCGTCTACGAGCCTCAGTTGTTTCGGTATCTACATATCCGATTGAGTTATCAATCTCGGACTCTAGAATACCTTTTAGCTTGTTGTCATCCATATTTAAACTATCCACTTTGCGTTAATCTTTAATGGCCTGTCCCACATATCGGGCTTCTCATCCAGTCCTACGGCAACATATCTCCATGCATCTGCTGCGTGGGAATGTTGGTCATGTAAGGGTTTGTCACTAAACATCTTTGTATCTGCGTCTACTGCGTATCTGTAGTGCCGTAAAGCCTGTAAACCTTCAGCGCATCGGTTGGTATCAAAGTAACACCGATTCATCAACATTCTAGCTGCGTTTATGCCGTCTGAGATAGACAGTTTAGGGGTAATCCGTACCGGCAGCCCCATGTTTTCAATAATCTCTTTTGTGCTGCGACCAGTCATATTCTTATGTTCTGCGTCATGCGGCAGCCAATGATCCCTATATGTATATCCCTTGTTTTGAAGGATATTTACATAATGATCTATGGTTTTTTGGTTGTCTTGATAGAAGTCAATAACTCGTACCTCACCGCCAGGCACAGTCTGTACGAACCAAATACTTGTATTGTCTGCCCAGCCTAAGTCCCAGAATGTAGATACAGGGATAGACTTATCAACTTGTA